ATCATATTTCAAATTCCAAAACAGGAATGTTACACTCCCTAGCAACTAAAGCTTCTAACAAAGCTCCAGCACTTCTTTCAAACCCCGGAAGAAAAAGAATATAATCACAAGTCAGTAAGTTCTTTATGTCTTCTTTTAGATACTCCCACCTTTCACGAGTTGTGTCCCTATTAAAATTATTAGCCGGGTTAACAGGGATAAATCCCATTTCCCAAAGCCGTTCTTCCTTGTAGTCAAACATAGGATAATTGTATTCAGGTAGCCCGGTCATCGGCCCGGATATATAAACTCTTTTTCCCTTAGTCTTTCGACTAATTGATTTTAGCTTTGCCATAATTTAACATTCCCTGTCTTTTTGTCATACTCTCCTGACCTAAGAATCCTAGCTACCCTAGCTTGGCAAAGGGCTTCCTGTTCCCCAAACCCTGCTTTTTTAAAAGCACCCTTAACAGCTTCCCACATAGTCTCAATCTTTGTCAACCCGGCCAGTACCGCTTCTGCCTTTTTAGGGCCAATCCCCGGACAACCTGTGTAATTGTCGGCCAAGTCCCCTGTAAGCGTTTGCATCATAAATGCCCGGTCAGCATCAACTTCGCTCACTTCAAAAACTCCATCTTCAGGCTTGTTCCAATTATAATGCCTTCCCGGTACGCTTTTAAAATCCTTATCCAAGGAAACAATTATTCCTCCTTCGTCCAACGCCAAAAGCGAGAGCACATCGTCAGCTTCAATGTTGGGAAGATGAACCGCTTTGTAGGTGTAGATAAGATGCTCCCTCACTTCCCCAAGTGCCACAGGCTTACGCATCTTTTTCCTGTGCTCTTTGTATGCTGGTAAAATCTGCTTACGAAAATTATTCGAACTGCTCACAGCAACAATAACTTTGTCTGCCTTCAGCAAATCCTTAAGCTCCTCAATAAACACATCAGTACGCTTTTTAGCTTCCCTTACATCAGCGTGAAGCGTCCAAAAATCATTGCCCCAATCCGTGGACTGCTCAGCCAAAAACGACTGCTGGTATGCCACAATATCGCCATCAATATAAATTGTGTTCTTGCTCATAGATAAACCATTCGTTTTAGCTGTTTAAGTTTCAAGTTTATTTTGTCCTTTTCAGCAACACCCTTGGTATGGTGAGCCTTGAGGAACAACTTTGCTTGATCCTTTTTCTCACGCAAAAAAGGGAATAAGGTTGAGACAGCCAAATATGCTCTCTCTCCGTGAGCCGTCCAACTAAAATAGTGTCGGTTTCGTCCAGTAAATGTAGCTTTTCTTTTAATGTGTCTAAACCTACCGCCAAATAACTTAAACAATCTATGACAAACTTTTGGATAGCAAGAATCCACTTTGATTGTAATTGATCCACAGGCAACAACCAAACAACCCTCTCCATCCACATATCCCGCAAGGTAGCTAATTTCATTGGGTGCAATGGCTTTTAGATTTAATGCGTCTCGGCCCAATTTTGGCCTATCCGATACTCTCCTGTGAGTGGACATTTAAAGTTAAATAATTTCCCGGCATCCTCTATGGATGCAACGGCTGTTTTGCCGACTTCATCTGCAATATCCGCCCTGCACTCGATCTGCATTTCATCGTGGATATGGGCTACTAGAGCATAATCAGGCCCAAAGATAAAGCCTAATTTTTGAAGCTTTTCAAGTAATAATATAGTAGACATCTTCATAACCAACGCCCCTGCACTTTGTAAAAGCGTGTTTAAAGCTGAATGATTACTACGAATAGGTAGCTTTCTTCCGTCCAACCCAGCCAACCAATTCCGTTGCTTTAGAGTAAAGTCTATGCTTTCCTTAAGTTTCTTTAAAGCCGGGGTCTTTTCTAAAAACTCTCGCTTAATCCTTCGTCCTTCGTCCTGTCCTTTTCCGATAATGTTACCGATTTTTTCATCCCCTGCCCCATACAAGAATGCGTAGATGAATGTTTTCGCATCATCCCTCGTTGGCAATCCAGCGGAAGCTTGATTAAGGGTGTGGATATCCCCTTGTATAATTTCGTTTGCGTAGGCTCCTCCATCGTATCGAGCCAAATAGTGTGCCAAACACCGCAACTCCAACCCTGAAGCGTCCGCCCCAACCAATTTTTTGCCTTCTCCAGCAATGAAGAGTTCTCTGCATTCTTTTCCATATTCGCTCCCTACCCTAGGTACTTGGGCTATGTTTGGTTTAGAATGTGTGCAACGCCCGGTTATCGCACCATTCGTGTTTACCCTTCCGTGAATCCGCCCATTCGGGCGAACCAACTTTAACCAAGCTTCGTTTCCTTCTGCAAGCTGTCCGATTCGCTTTTGAAGGAGGAGATATTCAAGCAAGGGTTTGGCCTCTGAATAGCCCAGCCCCGCAAGAGTTTGAAGCACCGCTTCATCCACTTTGGGTTTTCCATCAGGTGTAAATTCTTTTGGCTCCCACTTGTATTTCTTTTTAAATCTTTCCGCAATTTCTTCCCGGCTCCCCGGATTGAATGGGATATTCCTTTGTTTTTGCTCACCTTCCTTAACTAGGCTAAGCCCCTCCTTTTGGGTCTTGTTGGCTTCCTTTGCCCAGCGTTTCGCCTCTTCCGAGGCTTCGGCCTTGGTGGAGTAGATTTTGTCGAGGAAAACATAGCTTCGGGATTTAAGTCGCTCAACATTAGGCTCAAATACTCGCTGAAGTTCTTGCTCCAATTCAACCCTGCGTTTAGCCATTTTAACATATAGTTCCTCCGCTTTCTTTTTGTTAAATGCAAAGCCGTGCCTCTCTTGAAGCAATATGGCTTGTGCAAATTTATGTTCCAAATCCAAGGCAACATCAGAATAATCTTTAAGCCTTATATTTTCCCAAAGCTTTAAAGTAACCTCAACATCCTTTACACAATAATCCTCCATCTCTTGCGACCACTTGCTGAAATCCCCTCCTTCTTTAAAATCGCCCTTGCGTAAGCCTATCCTGTATCCCCAAGCTTTTAAGCTGTGGGAGCCAATAAGATTTTTTGGAAACCAAGCGTTCTTCCTAGAAAAGGAAAAATCTTTTTCCCTGATGTCCGCCCAAATCAGGCGGGTACATACCAAAGTATCTCTAATAGAAGCCTGAGGATAAGCGTTATAAAGCTTATATAAAACAGGGATATCAAAACCCAATAAATTGTGGCCCACAATAATATGCTCTTTTGGGTCTGCATTTGTAATTATATCCACTCCTTCCTGAATGGGTGTGCCCCCCGGCTGATCGTTAAAGCGTTTAGTTTCCCCGGTTTTTGTGTCGTGAATAACAATACAATGGATGTTCTGCGTCTCATCCAGCAAGCCATCACTTTCCAAATCAAACACAAGTGCGTTCATTTGTTGTCCTCCTGTTTCCGTGTATCGTATTTTTTACTCAGCCTTTTGGCAATCACTAAAACCATATCAATCCTCATTTGAATTGTTTTAAGCTTAAGGTTTCTTCCGTGATCTTCGGCTTGCCTATATTTCTTAAGGCGTTCTTGGGCTTCCTCCAAAAGGGCTATGCCCCAACCAATCTGTGCCTTTACCCCTTTTGTCCTATTGCTCATTGAAGTTCCTCAGGTAAATCAACCGGGGCTTCTCCCATATCCACAAGCCTTCCCCTGTCGTTGTCATATTCCAAGTAAGAAGCAATGCCTGTTTCCCCGGTAAAGCGGTTCTTTAGGATTCTTACAATTGTCCTGTTCTTTTGAGCTTCGTCTTGCTGATTGCGTTCCAGCCCCAAAACCATATCGCTTAATTGGGCAATACCAGCAGAACCACGAAGTTGACTAAGGCTGGTGCTGGCTCCCTCCTCGTGGCCTTTTCCCTCTGGCCTACGAAGGTGGCTAACAATAATCATTCCTACCTTTAATTCCTCAACAAGAGAACGAAGCTTAGTCATCGTATTGTCAATTAACCTACGCTCATCTCCGTCTCCCATACCAGAAACCACAATGCTAAGATGGTCTAAAATAATCCAGCCACATCCACAGCCCTTTGCCATATAACGAATGCGGTTCATAAGATTGTTAGAATCCATTGAACCAAAATGGTCATAAGTAAAAAAGCGTCCAGAAGCCAAACAAGAATCAAAGGCTTTCTTTAATTCTTTTTCATCAATGTCCCTGCGAAGATGAAGAGGCGTAGACATTTCAATTCCTAATATCCCCAAAGTGGTACGCCTTACTGACTCTTCCAACGCTATATACCCAACAGCCTGTCCGTGTACCAACAAGTGGTGGCTAAGCTCCCTGCAAAACTGGCTTTTACCAATCCCCGACCCAGCGGTTATAGTCACAAGCTCTCCCTTTCGAAGGCCGTGGGTCATCTTTGTAAGCCCCGGATATGGGTAAGGAACGGCTTCCTGAAGGTCAACTTTGGTTATGTATTCCCAAAGGTCAGTCCCGCCAACAATCCCATCGGGCCTGTACTCCTTGGCCCTCCACATTGCGTCAATAACCTCTGTGCCTCTCCCGGCCACAAGCATCTCATTTGCATCCTTTAGTGGTAAGCTCGCAATCCTAGCCTTCCTAGGGGACAGCAAAGCAGAACACTCCTTGCTGGCTTGTATCCCCGGCTCATCGTTATCAAACATAAACACAACCACTTCAAACTGCTCAAGCCATTCCAAGTTCCTAGCCACCGCCTTGACCGCTCCCTGAGCACCATTAGGGACAGACACTACAGGCCATTTGTTTTGGTAAAGCTGACTAACCGAAAGAGCGTCAATCTCCCCCTCCGTAATTGTAACCATCTTATAGTTGCCCTTCCAAAGGTGCATCCCATAAAGCCCCATCCTGTGCCCATCCCCAATAATTTTAAAATCCTTGTTAGGAAAACGAATCTTTTGAGCAATCACCTTGCCGTCCATATCCTTGTAATTGGCAATCTGAACCGCCCTTCCGTTATAATGTCCAATCCTATAATCCCATTTTTTACAGGTATCCAAAGTTAATCCCCGCTTGTTTAAATCAATATGTTCCCCATCTACAAAAGCTTCCTGTGGCATCATTTCTGTCATCCTCCTCTGTGCTGTGTTGGTTGTGTTGCTGTCCGCCTTAAAATAAGTCCTGCAAGCAAAGCAATATCCGTGCCCATCATCATACCTTGAAAGGGCATCGGATGATCCGCATTTGGAGCAAGGTTCGTGTGCTACGAAACTGCTCATTTAACGCAGAACACCTCCGTTCCAAACAGGCGTATTTTGGCCGTGCCTAGATAGCAAGCCGTGTACTTAACCGGGGCTTGGTCTTCTAGCTGTTTTTCAAGATACTCAAAGCGATCTCTGGTTATGCCAATCCTAGTCGGCTTGGCCCCATATTTTGCTTCGAAATCGTTTACAAAGTCTAGCAAGTTTTCTAAGCTCATCTCTCTCCTTTAGCCAATCCTCAGGGATTCGGCCTTCTGCAAAAGGAAAACCATTTTTGGTTGCCCATTCTGCGTATGTTGTTTTGGTGTGTTTGTTAAGCCTGTTGCTGGCTCTTTGAAAAACCAAACGAATATCAATCCACGGACTAGCCTTCTTGACAAGCACTAACTTTGACCTGTCGGCTGAGCGAAACCACCCCTTTGCCTCTACAATGATCCCATTCCACAGGATGAAATCAGGCGTGTATGCACACTTCCGAATGTAGGGCAAACGGATGGATTCGTACTGGAACTTAGCCCCCACCTTTTCTAGGTGCAGGGCTATGTTGTGCTCCAGCGTGGAACGATACTTCTTTGGTTTAGAAGTCGCCATTCCCCTTGGCCTCGGCATCGGTTCCAAACACATTGTCAGGAAGGCTTTCACCTCCGCTGACATATCCTTCCTCCTCTGCCGTAAAGCCAAAGGCTTCAGCGTTGGCAACACCGCTGGGGGATTTAAGGTCAATCACCTGAACGGCCTTGCAACGAAGGCTGGCCCCAACTCCAAGAGCCGGGGTGTACCAAGGAAACACCTCACAAGCCACCTTAATGACGCTACCGCCACCAACTCGCTCGTGAATCATCTTGCCCTTGGTGTCAAACAAAGCGGGACGCTGTTCCCACTCCTTGCCTGACTTCTTGCTTTTTACCTTGGCGGAAAGGGCAAACTTAATCCGCACCTTTCCTGTTTTGTTTCCCTCTTTGTCCGCATCTTCCTTAATCGGAAGCTCGGCCACCTTCAATTCCTTCTTCTTAAGAAGTCGGCATTGTTCGGCGTAGTATTCCTTAACACAAGCCTTTACCGATTCCGTAAAGCTTTTGGCTTCGTTGGGATCGCAAATCAAGTTGACGGAGTATTCCCCATCGGGCTTGAACTTTGTGTCAGGCTCATTCAGTTTCGGGTAACTTGCCACTCCCTTGGGGGAGACAAGTTTTAGTATTCTGTTATCCATTGTTGTATCTCCTTTGTAGGTTAGTTCACGGACACTTCAGTATCCGAGTCATCCAAGACCTCTCTTGGAAAAACTTCTGCCGGGGCAAACTGCAAAACATAATTCTTAGGCCAGCGAAACCCGCAAGCGTAAAGAAATTTCTGGAAGCTAATCAAAATGTCATCCAGCTTCCCCGAATGGGTAGACATTGTTACCTGAGTTTCAGGTTGATTTTCGTAGCGTGAGGAATGAACAAAGGTAGTCACTTGCCTACCCTCATCCTCAAACTCGTATGGTTTTGGTTCTCGATTCATTTGTTGTGTGTCCTCCTTTTGTTAACCAAAGATATAGTTGGCCTCCCATATCTGTCCAGCGTCAAAGTCGCCTCTTTGAAAGTTATTAGGCAAACTAATGTCTGGTTTAATACGGCTAATGCAATGCTTGAATTCTAATAGTTGATCCTCCTTGAATATATTTACCATAGAGGCTTTCACTTTTTTAACAAGTTCGCCAACAAAATTTGCGTGAGTCCCAAAGCAATCGTGTATCGCCACTACGCTGGTATGCTTAAATTCGCACAGGGCAAGGTGTAGGATACTTGCATCCAAGCTGTGGATGAAGTTAGGGGAAACCGCAAGCTTTTGTTTGGTATCGTCCACCTTTTTAAGGTTTTCTTTTTGCAACAAAACATACCGAAACTTCCCGGCCAAATTGGTTTTAACCGAAACCCCGCTACTAGCCATATACGGCTGAGCCACCAGAAACCCGCTAGGGCTTATCCAGCACACCGGGCTATTGGCCTTAGCCACAGGACTAGCCACCGAAGAAAGCCATTCCATACATTCCATACCTTTAGGAATGAACTTCTTTACAGCTTGAACGCATTGCTTGGCTAGGTACATAGTGCACTTCCAGAAGTCTGGAATATCTTTGGGCAAGCTTCCGTGCTTGGTTCTATACCAATCTTCAATCCCGGCCCGAATGCCGTACAAGGTGGAGCCATAGGGAAGAGTCATACAAACAGGCTTGGTAAGCTTGCGATCCAGCCCTTTGCTTTCCCAAAACCTTGCATAATCGCTGTCATCTTTTCGTAACAAAATGTGTAACTCTCCCAAAACCTTTCCGTAAATGTCCGAAGGCTCGTGCCTGTAATTCAGGTTCGTATGGCTTGCACTTTCAGAATCCCCGGTAAGAAGTGAAAGAATCTGTAGACCGCTGGCTGTGCAATCCAAAGTAACAGGCAAATGGCTTTTAAAGTTAGGCTGTTCAAACATATCCACATATTCCTTGCACCATCTTAAAAACTGCCAAGGCTCCTTTGCCTCTTGCCACCACCTAAAGTTCCACGGCTCGTTAACGCTCTTTCTAATTCTTTCTCTGTTGCTTTTAAGCCAATCCGTACAATCTTGCAATGTCCCCTTTAAACCAAACAACCCTGCCCCATATTTTAAAAGATGGCTTAAAGATTCGTTGTCATTCAACGGCTGGCCTTCAGAAAACTCCAGCAACGCTTTTGCATAATCCGACCCTTGGGGATTGAGGTGCTCGGTAACATAATAAACCCTTCCCCTAAAATCCAACTGACAAGGAAAATGAATCTTACCAGCATTTAAAAACTTCTGTGCTGTGTATATGGTTTGGGCCAAGGCAAGCCTTTGGGAGCGAT